GGCTCTGGTGAAGATTGGCATCATTTAAAACTCCCGGCATTAGATGATAATAACAACCCATTGTGGCCCGAAAAGCATTCATTTGATGAATTAGAGGCAATCCGTCAAGCCGACAGATACACTTTCAGCGGGCAATATTTACAGATTCCATCACCGCCAGAGGGTGGCGAATGGCGTAAAGAATGGTTTCAAATAATTAAACGCGCTGAAATGCCAAGCGATATTGTATTTGAAATGTATATTGATGGCGCATATACAAAAGACACTAGGAATGATCCAACGGGTATTCAAATCAGCGGTAAAAGCGGTGATAATCTTTATATATTTAAAAGCATTGATAAATATTTGGAAATGCCAGAACTAAAATCGTTTATTACATCGTTTGTTAAATCGTGCGGCGTTAACATTGTTCAAATATTAGTTGAACCAAAAGCATCAGGAAAATCATTAGTGCAATTATTAAGGCGCGAAACAAATTTTAATGTTTCGGAATTAAAAACAAACTTTGTTCGTTACTCAAAAATAGAGAGAGCGCGCGCATCGTCACCATTCATTGAAGGTGGCCGCGTTTACTTAATTCAAGACAATTGGAATGATGCGTTTATTCAACAAGTTAGCACGTTTCCAAACGCTAAACACGATGAACATATTGACGTTACATCGTATGCAATTGAGCGTAATTTAATCAACAATTTCTTTATTGTATAAAACAAATTTTAATTTCGTATTTTTACGAAAATTTTTCATTTCATAAAATATGGCTTCATTTTTAGATAGATTCAAATCGATAATAAATAAAAGTTCACAACTAACAAACATAAATTATAACAAAGCCATTTACAACTGGCTTGGTGAATCAATTGTTTGGAATCCTGAAAATGATGATTCTTTTATTACAGAAGGTTACAGAAAAAACGCAACAGTTTATTCGCTTATTAACTTAATTACTAAAGCAGCAACAACAATTCCTTTTCAAGTGTATGAAATTGATAATAAAAACGATTATAAGCGTTACAAGGCATTGACAAGCGGCGTGTTTGATAGCACAACTATACAAAAAGCGGCGTTACTACAAAAACGATCATTGATTGAATTAAGCGATACTGAATTGCATAAAATATTGGAGCGACCAAATCCAGCGCAATCTTATAACGCATTTATTACTGAATTAATATCATTCGGAAAATTGACCGGTAATCGTTACATCTACGGAATAGGGCCTGAAAGCGGTCCAAAGGTTGGTAAATATTCCGAACTCTATGCAATGCCATCGCAAATAATGGAAATCATTTCTGGCGGTATAATGCAACCCGTTCAAAAGTATAAAATACAATACAACGGAACTTATGAAATCGATGCACAAGATATTTGCCATATAAAAGATTTTAATCCGTACTATGACGGAACTGGTTCGCATCTTTATGGACAGTCACCATTACAAGCCGGTTTGCGTTCACTAACAACAAACAATGAAGCCGTTCAAACGGGCGTTAAGTATCTACAAAATCAAACGGCCAGAGGTTTATTAATGTCTGAAGAAGGTGATTTGAATGAAGTTCAGGCGCAACAATTAAAAGATAAATTCAGAACACAATTTCAAGGTTCTAACAATGCCGGTGATGTTATAATAACACCTAAAAAATTAAGTTGGGTTAACTTTGGATTAAACGCAACGGATGTTTCATTGATTGAGCAATACGATGCATCTGTAAAAGATTTATGTAACATTTACAATGTACCGGTTCAATTGTTAAACAATACCGATTCGGCATCTTACAACAATATGAAGGAAGCTAAAAAAGCGTTATATCAAAACGCGGTTATTCCTGAACTTATTAAAATAAAAGATGAATTAAACAGATGGTTAGCGCCAATGTATGGTGATAAACTTTGCATTGAGTTTGATTTTACTGTTATCCCGGAACTACAAGAAGAATCCGACAAGGTAGTTGACCAATTGTCTAAGGCGTGGTGGATAACGCCAAACGAAAAACGTGAGGTTATGAATTATGGTGTTGATCAAGAAGATGAAACGCTAAACGATTACTACATTCCGGCAAACTTAATTCCGGTTAAACCAAACGACATTGATGCGCCTATTGAACCGATTGAAATTGACGTCAATAAGTTTTTAAGTAAAGACATCGAAAAAAAAAATCCAATAACTAAGGCAGATACTTATTCAACTTATCCGCAAACTGCATCTAATAACGCCAAGCGAATGATTGAATGGCGCGAAAAGTATGGTTCGGAAGTACAAGCCGGAACGGCTACTGGATGGCGAAGGGCATCAATGTTGGCTAACAGAGCGCCTTTAGACATTGAAATGTTGAATCGAATTAAATCATTCTTTGCACGTCACGAAGGTAACCAAACAATTGCTGAACGTTATAAAGATACACCTTGGAAGGATAACGGTTATGTTTCTTGGAATCTTTGGGGTGGAACTGCAATGAAAGATTGGGTTAACAAAAAATTAAACGAAATAAACGAATAGTTTGGCAATAGACAAGGAAAAATGGCAAAGGGCGTTTGAAAATGAACTTGACAAAGCCGAGCGCCGTCAATTATCAAAAGTTAAACGCTACTATAAAACGGAATACCAAAAAGGTATTGAATCTTTTGTTTCTGAAGGCCAAACCAATTTCCAATTATTATTTTCCGAAACTGATTTATCAAAAATATATCGTGATTTATATGTTGATATTGGATTGCAGTTTGCCAAATGGTATGCAAGAAGTTTCGACAAATACATTACCAAAGGCATTGAATCAGACCCATTTATCGACCAATGGATTAATTCTTTTGGCGCTTATGGTTCAGCGGTTGCAGCGCAACGCGTTGTTTTAGTTTCAGGAACTGGAAAAGATACATTAATTAAAATAACACAACGTTTAATGTCTGATCCTGAATTTATGACTTTAGGCAATACTGAAAAGGCCCGTATATTAAACAATCAGTTTAGTAATTATTCAAGATATCAATCTGAACGTTTAGTTCGTACTGAAGCAACGGCCGCGGCTAACTTTGCAACACTAGAATCAGCGACAACTATATTTCCGGGCGCTCAAATGATGAAAGAATGGATTGCATCGTTTGATGACAGAACAAGAAGCACACACGCCGAAGCGGGCGCATCTGACCCAGTACCTTACAACGATCCGTTTATGGTTGGCGGTTCTTTTATGATGTACCCGGGTGATCCTAGCGGGCCAGCTGCTGAGGTTGTGAATTGCCGTTGTAGTATAGCGCCATTTCCAAAAGAAGGTGCGCAAACAGTTGGTGAAATTAATGACATTGGCATTGGTGTTGCATCAGGCGGTTTAAACACATTTTAACAAAATTTAAAAATCCGTATATTTACAAAAATTTTTCTTATGAATACAATTCTTTACAAAGCGGCGCCAGTTGGTGAATTAATTGATGCTGACGAAAAGGCCGGAATAATCAAAGGTTATGGATCATATTTTGGAAACAAAGATTCTGACAATGATATTATTTCAAAAGGCGCTTATAAAAAAACAATTGCTGAAAATGGTGAACGTGTTAAATATTTATATCAACACGATATGAATCAACCAATCGGAAAGATGGTTGAACTATATGAAGATGACAAAGGCCTTGTTTTTGTTGCTGAAATACCTAAAACGCAATTGGGTATTGATGTTGTTCAATTAATGAAGGGCGGCGTTATAACTGAAAATTCAGTTGGTATATTACCAATTCAAAAACAAAATAAAAGCGATTATCGCGAAATTAGCGAAGTTAAACTTTACGAAATTAGCGCCGTTACTTATGCAGCTAATGACCAAGCTAAAATATTAGACGTTAAAGGAAACGTTGATTTGGAAAAGGTTTCCAAGCGTTACGACAATTTATCAAAATTACTTCGCAACGGCAAAATCTCCGATGATATGGGATTTGCTATTGAGGCCGAAGTTTTAAAGTTAAAATCATTATTTATGGAGTTCACAAAGCCGGTTGTTGAAACCACTTTGCCGGATGTTGAGGTAAAACATAGTGATTCAGAAGTGTTAAAATATTTATTAAATTCCTTAAAATCTTAAAAATGGAAGAAAATTTAAAAAACCAATTAGATCAGATATCTAATTCAATCGATTCAAAAATCGAAAAATCAAACAATGAGGTTGCAAATACTATTGAAGTAAAAGCATCTGAAATTGTAAAAAGTGAAGTTGCTGAAATGAGCAACAAATTAAACGAGCGTTTCGATGCGTTTGAAGTAGCTAACAAGAAGCAATTCAACGCTAACAAGAAAATGACTTTCAAAGGTGCATTATCTGAAGCAATCGAAAACGGTGCAATTGAAAACCTTGCAAAAGGAAATTCAAGAAGTGCTTCATTTTTATTAAAGGCGGATATGACTATCGGCGCTGATTTTACTGGGGAAGTTATACCGGCTGACAGAGTAGCGGGATATAAGTTTGATCCAACAAGACCAGTTCACATTCGTCAATTATTAGCACAAGGATCAACTCAAAGTGATGTTGTTCGTTTTGTTAAAGAATCTGGATATTCAAATGGCGCTGCTGCAACTGCTGAAGGAGTTACATTAGGACAATCTGATTTCGATATGACTGCTGCTGATGCTAACGTAAGAAAAATCGGAACTTACTTCCGTATTTCTGAAGAAATGCTAGCTGACACGCCACAATTAACTTCTTACCTTTCTGCAAGAGCGCCAGAAAAATTATTAGAAGTTGAAGATGCACAAATCCTTTCAGGATCAGGAGTTGCACCACAACTAAGCGGAATTATTACTGATTCAACTGCATTTGCTGCGGGTGATTTAGCTGATTCTGTTGATAACGCTAACGAATTTGACGTAATTGTTGCATCATTAAACCAATTGGCAATTGCTAATTATAACGCTGATACAATTCTTTTAAACCCAACAGATTTTCACAAAATTCTATTGTTAAAAGATACAACTAACAACTATATCAAAGACCAAGTTTATGGAGGTTTACAACCAGTATTTATGGGCGTAAAAGTTGTTTTAAATACTGCAATAGCTGCCGGATCATTCTTGATTGGTAACTTTGGCGTTGGAACACAACTTTGGGTTCGTGAAGGTGTAAATGTTGAGTTCTTCAGAGAAGATGGAACTAACGTAAGAGATGGTTTCGTTACTGTAAGAGTATCTGAAAGAGTAGCTTTAACTAACTACTTACCAAATGCATTTGTAAAAGGAACATTCGCGGCTGCAATTGCAGACCTAGAAACTCCGTAATTATTTGCATAATTAAATTAAAAGGGCCGTTTGGCCCTTTTTTTTATGCCTAATTTTTAGGGCATCCAACAGATAAGAAACAAAAAAAAACAAAAAAAACTTTAAAAAAAAACTGAAAATATTTTTTTAATTCAATAAAGGTTTATATATTTGTACTGTTGCAATGAAGCAATAAAACAAAACAAACAATTATGAAAAATATAATTATCAACAACGGAAAAGGATTTATTAAGAGTTTTAGCATAGGAGGAATTAAAATACCTCATTTTGGGAATATTAAAGATGCAAAGAGATTTGACTCCAAGTCAGATGCTCAAAACGCAATAGGAAATCATCCTAATTGTATAATTGCAAAAGATATTTGGAACATATAAAACAACCCGGGCCGTTTCGGCGGCCCATAATATAAACACTATGAAAAACACTAAAAAAACATCAACGGGATTACACATCAAACAAAAAGGCAAACGTATTGAAGTTTACACACCATCAGAGCAGCAAAAATTAAGAGATAAAAGAGAATTTGAAA